ACCAATGACCGAGCAGAAGTTCACCATCGTCGACCGCCGCAACACCGAGGACGTCGCCGAGGTTGCTCCCGTCACCCCTGACGGCATCACCCCTGCAGCCCATGACGGCGCCGTGAGCGTCCATGAGCTGTATTCGTGCGGGCTCCCCGTCGGCGCCTTCGCCGATGTCGCACCCAACACGGTACTGCTGCTTCCCCTGCGAAGGCCGGCGAAGTCGACGGGCGGGATTGTGACCGCAGTCGACGAGGTGAAGGGCACCCTCGGGACGGCCTGCATCGCCTACGTCGTCGCCGGCATCGGCACCGTCGAGGCCGCGGCGGACCAGCACCCGCAGACCTGGGTGAGCGTCGACCCCGGGGACGTCGTCGTGGTGCGTAACGCGATGCTCGAACCCCTGCACCCCGACCTCGAACCCCTGCTGATTCACCGCCGGCATGTGCTGGCGAAAGTCCGTCTGCGCGACGAGCTGGTCGAGGGGTGAGATGACGACGACCAAACGGCGGGACGTTTTCGACACCGGCGCACCCTCCAAGGCGCCGGTCGACAAGAGCGCGGCGGATATTCCCGCCGACGCTTGGGTCCCGCGCGTGCCCGTCATCGACGGGGTGGTGATGACGTTCGACGAGGCGGCTGACGAAATCCAGCGCGTCACGTCAATCAACGCTGCCCGCTACATTCACGAGCTTGAAATGCTGGCGACGGCATGGCGGGGTGATGTGACGCTGGCGGGGACGTCGGCCAAAGCGGCGATGCACCTGCTCAGCCTCGCCGCCGGCGCACCCGAGAAACGCAACAAGCCAGCCCCGAAGGTCTCGCGCCGCGTGGACGAGCTGCGGGAGCTGCTCACCGGCGACGACGAGGGCGAGGCGTGAAGCGCCCACACCTCGACAGGGCGCGGCGGCTGTCGGGCCTGCTGATGATTCTGAATCAGGAGCAACAGGGGGCCATCAGTCGGTGGCGCATCACCGACGCCCAGGTGGAAGTGCTCGAGGCCATCCTCGAGCACGAACGCACCATCGTGCTGAAGGGCCGGCAGATGGGCGTGTCGACGGTGAGCCTGCTCGCCGTCCTTGTCTTTGCCATCGCGAACCCGGGCGTACCCTGCGCCATCGTCGCCGACACTCGCGACAAAGCCCAGGGCCTGCTCGCTCGCCTTGCCGGGTGGTGCGACCAGCTCGGCATCGAGGTCGGCGCGCGCAACAAGGGCAGCATCGAGCTTGCCAACGCGGGCCCCGACGGGGTGTGTACCGTCATCGATGCGCTCTCGGCCGTCTCTCGCGCCGAGGGTGGGGAATCGCGCGTCGGCCGCTCCAAGAGCTACGGGTTCATTCATGCGTCGGAGCTTGCTTTCTGGTTGTCCGATGCCGCGGTGTTTCGCGGGCTCACGTCGACGGCGCTTCCCGGGGCGCGCATCGTCATCGAGAGCACGGCCAGCGCCGCGGACAACCTCTTTCGCACCCTGTGGCACGGGGAGGACGAGGGCAGCGCCGATGAATGGCATCGGGTGTTCCTCCCCATCGAACGTCACCCGGTTTACCAGCGGGAGCCAACGAGCATCGACGAGGACACCTGGTTGACCCTGTCGGGGACGCGGTATGGGTTCACCAACCGGGCGACGGCGGCATGGTGGTGGCATCGGATGCGGGTAGACTTCGCCGGCGACGAGGACGGGGCCATGCGGGAGTTCCCGCAGCTCCCCGAGCACTGCTTCTCGTTCGCCCGCGGCCGATGGATTCTCCGCTTCACCGATGCCGTCGTCGTCGCCGATGGCAAATGGGACGGCAAGGCAAAACGCTTTGACGGGTGGCACCGGTATCGCGATGCGATGCCGGACGAGCCCGTGGTCTTTGGCGTCGACGTCGCAGCCGGCGGGGGCGGGGACTCGTCGGCCGTCGTCGTGCTGTCGTTGCTGACGGGCACCATCCTCGCGACGTGGGTGAGCAACAGCACAAGTCTCCCCGACCTCGTCGAGATGGTGAAGGACACCGCTGAGAAATACCTCCCGCAGACCATCGTCGTCGAGAGCAACGGGGTGGGCGTCGGCGTGTACGAGACGCTGAAACAGTTCTCGCGGTGGCACGTCACCGAGCAACGCAGCGGCGAGGAAAAACACTTTCGGCTGCAGCGCTTGAAGTTGGCCATCGAGCAGGGCGTTGTCCCCATCGGGCCCGAACTGGTCGTCGAGGTGAAAAGCTCGAACATTCAACCGCCGACGGGGCCGAAAGGTCGGCCCAGCTATGAGGGCCTCGACGACTGCCTGAATGCGCTCTCGTTCGCGCGGGAGTTCTACCTCGATGCGCTGCCGGCCTCGGTTGCTGTCGACGTCGTCGCCAGCCTTGACCATTCAGTCATCATTCACTCGTCCAGGGCGCTGCGCCGAGGGTCACGCGAACGGTACTGACGGCAGAAAAGCCGAACCCCACCCCGGCGGAATTGCAGGGGCAGGGCTCACGCGCAGTTGCTTGGGCTGCACCTCGACAGGTTGCCACCGGCCTCACCCGAGGTCAACGGGGCCAACGTCACCGGGCACGGCATCCCAGGCGGCGAGGGCGTCCCACAGCTCGCGGGTCTCAGCCGTGTCGTCGAGGGTGCGGGCTGCGTCGGCCATCGCCTCGGCCAGTCGCAGCCGTGCGGCCTGCGCCACCACCTGGACCCCGAGGGCCCACTCGCGGGCCTCGGCCTGGGCGAGGGCCTGGGCCTGCGGGTCGATGTCGGCGACGGGCAGCACCTCGATGGTCACCGTCGGGCGGGTGTCGCGGTCGGGGCTTGCCCGGCTCTTGCCCGGCTTGGTCGACTTGCCAATGACGACGGCGGGCACCTGCTTGTAGACCCAGTGCAGGCGCTCGGTGGCATCGTCGAGGCCGACATACTGGGCGACGGCATCACGGACGGCCTTGAAGCTCGCGCTCAGGTTGTCGCTGTCGAGGGGCGTCACCTGGTACGGGCGGACGAGGGTGATGCGCGCGGCGAAATCGGGGTCATGCGAAGCGTGTTCCACGTCACCAAAATCGGCCATGTCAGCTTCCCACAACGCGGCGAGGGTCGCCTTGCGCTCGGCGGCGACGCGGGCCGCGCGGACGCGGTGGTGCTCGCGGTTGTTTTGCCCGCGAAGCAGGGTGACGTCGACGCGGGCGGTGATGGTCGTCATTAGGCGTCATCCCCGAAATCGACGACGGGTAATGCCTTGGTGGCACGGGGTGATGCCCTCATCACGTCGTCGGCAACGTCGCAAAGCACGACGCGAACAATGCCGTTGTGCAAGGCGGCGGTTTGCATGTTGTGCCAGACCCCGGGGCTTTTTGCCGTCGGCGTGCAGAAGACCTTGTGATTGCGGCCCGTGCTCTCGTCGCGGACGTGGATTGACCAGACCCGCCCGTCGTCGCGTCGGTCAAGGTCGAAGATGGTACAGGGCACCGGTTGCGACCACGGCGTGCCGCGCCCATACCGGCGAACCCTCATCGAGCCGGTCAGGCCCTCCTCGATGTCGTCAAAGTGCTCAATCGTGCTCATCGGTCCTCGCGGGTCGTGAAGGAATCAAGGGCGCGCTGCCGGCGGCGACTGCGCAGGGCGTCATCGACGGCCTCGCAGGCGCGGACCACCCCGAGGGCGGCACCGATGACGACGGCGCCGACGAGGGCGATAACCCCGAGGCTCATCGGAACCCCGGGCGACGCCAACGCCTGAAGCTCGTCGGCTTGGCGGGCTTGGCGAGAAACACCCCGATGGCGTCGACAACGCGCTGCTTGCGGGCCAGCTCGTCGGGGCTGATGGCCGGCGCGGGCTCGGCATTGTCGGTCGCCATCGCCACCTGACACACCGGGCAGGTCTCCTCGCATCGGTCGCTGGGCACGGTGACCCCGCAACGAGAGCAGTCATGGACCCAGCGGGGTTCGTTGCCGCTCATGGCTCCTGCCCCTCGATGGGGGCCCAGGCGGCGAGAGCGGATTCGGCCTTGCGTATTGCCTCGGTCCACCTCGGGTCGCCCCAAGTGCCCGTCGACAGCGACCGGGGCAGCATCGGATACAGATCATCCAGCGCCTCGCCCAGCTCCTCGGCCTGGGCCAGCCTGCGCTCGAGGTGCTGCAGGCGGGCGAGGGTGGCGGCGAGCACAAGCCCGGCGGCGGTCTCGCCTGCGCTGGTGCGCTCGCGTTCGATGATGCTGCGCAGGTGACGCAACTGGTTGTCGGTGAGGGGTGCGGTCACGGCAGCACGCCCACAACGCCGCCGGTTTCGTCGTCGACCACGAGCTGCGCGGTCGAGGGGCTCGGCCAGCGCCACGTCTGCGCCGTAGAGTGCGCTCGATAACTGACGTTCAGCGCGTCAGTCGTCGACAGATGCACGAAAACCGTCAGGTCGACGGCATCGAGGTCGCCGACGGTGACGACGATGGCGGGCCATTCCATCCCATCGCGGTCGGTGTAGCGGACGACGTCGCCGGGGATGGGAGCGGGAACCAGACTCATCGGGGGACCTCGGGGAGGGTGTAGGACGGGCGGGCGTCGCCGGCCTGCAGGATAGCGTCGACAACGGCGACGGCGCGACGGCTTTTCAGTCCGACGACCGACAGCACCAGGCGGCAGCGGTGAGGCCGCTGGGCCACGACATCGGCAGGGGTGCGACACTCGTACCCGGCGGCGGCGCCGCAGAGCTCGCAGGGCACGTCGATGGCCCAGGTCATGGCCGGGCCTTGCGGGCGGCATCGATGAGGGCGCGGACCACGCTGGCGGCGGTGATGCCCTGGCGCTTGCCCTCGGCTTCGAGCCAGTCGTTCTGCTCGCCGTTGACGCGAACGCCGAACGTCGACGTCGGCGTCGTCAGCCCGGTTCGACGTGCGGCATCCTGCGGGCGCGATTTGGTGCTGGTCATGGTGATCCTCGTTGTTGCCTGTCACAGGTAGCACGCAGCGACATCGACGGCCAGCGCATGCGAAAAACTTTCGAGGGTGCGGCATCATGACACCGGGTCAGTGGACGGACTTGGACGCACTCGTTTTCGCAAGTCTGTCCACTGTTTTACGGCTTTCCAAAGCCTTTTTTTCCCTTTTATTTGTCCCTTGGACAGACTTCTGTCAGAAAACAGGTCTTGAAAAACGACCCCCTCCGCAGTTGAGTTGCGGCTCTGTATATGCGCCGACACCCGCATTCCTGCGTCCAGTGCGTCCAACCAAAAAAAAACGGCTATGTGCAGCCGTTTTTCCGGGGTCGCATGGCCAAAAACCCATGCGTCCAAGTCTGTCCATGCGTCCAGGCGCATCGGGCTAAGTCCATGATTTGTCGCGGGTGTCGTTTTCGTCGTTGTCCTGCGCCGAACTCGACGACCCAACCGAGCGCAAGTGAAGTCCTCGGTAGCGTCGTTCGCCGGAAATCTTGCAGTTCTCGTACCCTCGCCCCTTGACTTCTGTGCCGAAAGCGTTTTGTCCCCCTGCGCTCTCCCCTCGGTCTTCGCACCAAGAGCGGTACGCTTTCCACAGCACGCCGGCGCTGATGGTGCCCATGGCCGCCCGTTCGCAGCGCTCTTCGAGAAACTGCCCAACGCGGTCGGACTCCTCGCGGTAGTCGGCGGTGGCGTCGAGGACTTCCTGCGGGGCGACGAGGCCCAGGCGCTGCCAGTCGAGGCACCAACGGACAATCAAGGCCAAGACCCCGGGAAGCTCGGCATGGATGCGGGTCTTCAGGGTGAGGTCCTCGCGGCCCACGAACGAGACACCAAACGGAATCACTCGCATGCGAGCCCACAAAGCCGGGTCACCACCTCGAACCCGGGGCTTGTAGTTCGTTTGCAGGAACAGTTTCTGCGTCGGGGAGAAGCTGAAGAACTCCCCACCCATGAAACGCGCGCGGATGGTGTCCCCGCCGGTGAGCTTCTTCAGCATCCCCTCGTTCAGCTTGTCGCTGGGGCGAAGCTCGGCGGCGACACCGAACCTCACCCCGAGGAGCTGGGCGAACATATTCGGGTGCGGGTCGTTGCGGGCTTCGAGGATGACGTCATTCGGCAGGGCGGTGGCATAGGGGCCCAGCGCCGAGAACACGGCCTCGACGAGGGTCCCCTTTCCGTTGCGGCCTGTCTGCCCCCACAGCACCGGGAAAACATGCTCACGGATGACGCCCGTCGCGGCGTACCCGATGCACCTCCCGAGGTATTCCCGGGTGTCGACGTCGGGCAGCACCTGGGCGAGAAATCCGGTGAAGGTCGGGCAGGGCGCAGCGGGGTCGAAGTTCACGGGAATGATGCGGGTGCAGAGGTCCTCGCGGCGGTGCGGCTGCAGTTTCCCCGTCCGCAGGTCGACCGTACCGTTTTTGCAGTTGAGCACCCACGGGTCGACGTCCAGCTCGTTGCTGACGACGCTGATACCGGTCTCGCTGGCGGCGAGGGTGAGCATGGCCGCGCGGCGTGATGCGGCCTCGCTGCGTTCGGCGTGACGACGGAGAAGGGTTTTCTTCGCAATGTCGGGCTCGCCGACGGCGTCAAACTGCCATGAACGTGCGACGGCTTTTGTCGCATGCAGCGCGGCAGCGTCGCCACCTCGCTCCCAATGTGTGCCGGTCCAATGCAGCCACACGTCTTCATCGACGAGGTAACGGAAATCTTTCCCGTGCATCCTCACCCAACGCTCGGCGTTGCCGCTGTCGGTGAGGTAGTCGGCTGCGCCATTGGCGGCGGGCGGGGCAGGCTGAATGACCCCGGCGACGACTGACAGGCGGGCCTCGAGGATGAGCGCCTGCAGGCCCTCGCGGTTCCCGCCGGCGTCAATCCAGTCGGCGGCGTCGGCGCCTTTTTGGTTTGCCGATGTGGTGATGGTCAGCACCTCGGCGGCGACTCCTCGCAGCACGGCGGCAATCTTTGCCATGGCGGCGCGGCCGACGTCGTCGTTGTCCGGCCAGAGTGCGAGATGGGCGCCACGGAAATGCTCGGCAAACTGCGCAGTCCAGGTGGTCCGCTCGCCCTCCCCGACGGCACCGGTCCCACCGGCCCAGGTGGTGGCAACGACGCCCAGGGCGGCGACGGCATCGGCCGCCTTCTCCCCCTCGGTGATGACGATGACGGCGGGTGTCGACCGGGCGGCGACGAGCTGGGGCAGGCGGTAGGGCAGCTGGACCGATGCCTTGCCCGGGTACCCATCGGCCTGGTGCTGACTGTAGGACTTGCGTTTGCCGTTGCTCTTCCCGTCGCGACCTCGGCCGGGCTCCCAGCGCTTGACCGAGTAGGCCCGGGCCCCGTCGGCGTCGAGGTAGTGCCATTCGGCGACGATGCGCGGGGTTTCCTCGGCTACCTCTTGTAGGGGTATGCCGGCGATGGTCGACAGCTCTTCGAGGGCGGCGACAAACCCGACGCCGCGCAGGCGTTCGAGCATCGTCAGCGCATCCCCACCGGCCCCACACGCGCGGCAGATGTACACGCCTTTCCCGTCGTCGATGTCGAGGCTTGGGCTTGTGTCCTTATGGAATGGACACACCGCAGAATAGTGAGGGCCGTGTTCGTGCTTGACCTTCTGGCAAAAGACGCGGGCAACGGCGGCCATCGACGACGCTCGCTTGACGTCGTCGATTGATTGCTGGGTGTACTTCACTGGGGGTGCCTCGTCGTGGTGCGCACGCGTGTCGTGTGTGCGTGCGCTGGTTGGTCTGTGTTCGATGGGGGCTCGTAGTTGCCAGAGAAGCGACGGGGCGGCAATGACACCCACCCCGTCGCTTCCTGCTGCGCTCAGATGTGGCTCAGCTTCATGGCCAACGCGTAGGCCTTCGCGTCGGCTCGTCTTTGCGCGCTGCGCTCTTTGCTCGCCGCAGTGTCTTTGGCTCGTTGCGCGATGGTTTTCTTTCGCTCGTATGCGGCCTTGGCGACGAGGTCGGCGTATTTCTCCGGCGGTATCAGCTCGTCTTCGAGACACCGGACGGGAAGCGCTGGCGGGCGCAGGGTGTCGTCGTCATCCCAGACGAGAACCCATCGGGGTTTTGGTTCGTCGGTCATGCGTCACCTGGTGGGGCTTGGTGGTGGATGAGGTGAAACAGGTCATGCGCGGCAACCTCAAGGTCCACCCGGTCAATCAGGGCCAGCGGCCGGCGCCCGTCGACGAGGAGTTGAATCCACCATTTTCCCGTCGGCCCCTGCACCACCTGGGTCGCGCTGAGGATGCTGCCACGGAGGCCGGCGCGCAGCTCCAGGGCGGCGAGGGTCACGACGAGCTGCGGGGGCAGCACGCGATTGTCGAGGTTGAGTTGCTCACTCATCGCCGACCTCGCCCTCGCCAATGTCGTCGGCGGGGATGGCCTTCGCCTTGCGTTTCACTTTGGCCTTCTTCTCGACGCGCGACACCAGGTGCTCGGCCAGCCACGCGGGGATGTCATCGCGTTCGACGGTGGCGGGCATGCCGGCGGACTCGCAGACGGCTTCGATGGCCTGCAGCTCGTTTTCGATTTGGTTGGCGTTCGCCTGCTCGCGTGCAAGCGCCTGCGCAATCTCACCTCTCCCACCGTCGACGATTTGACCAGCCAACTCGGTCACGGCTTGAGCGACGACATCGATGGCGGCGCCGACGTCACACCGGGCAGCAATCTCGGCGGCGGCGCCGTTCACCGGGCGGATAGCCTCGGCGAGGGCGCGCACCTTGCCTGTGAGCGTCGTGATTTCCTCGTCCCACATATCGGCGTCGGCGTCGGCGTTGTTGGTGGCGCCTTTGATGCTTGCGATGTGTGCGGCCTTCGATTTGGCCAACTCCTCCTGCGTCCAGGCGAGTGACTTGCGCAGGCTCTCGGTCTCGCCGTCGGGCCATGCGGTGGCGACGGCGATGATGTGCGCGAGCAGTTGGTGCAAGCTGTCGACAACCTGCACCTGTCCGTCCTCGATGACGAGCAGTTCCTGCACCGTCGTGTGTGTCTCCTCGGCGAGGATGGCGCGGATGTCATCGAGGCCGACGGTCATGCTGTCGACGGCAGGGCGGGCGTCCAGCTGGCGATGCGCCTCGGCCAGCTCGGTTTTCAGCGCGTCGATTTGGTGCGTGTGGCGCGACGCGGCCGACAGCGCGGCCTCTTCAAGGTCGGCGAGGACGTCGCGGGTGAGACGGGCGCGGGCTCGGATGCGCTCGCGGTCGGCGTCGTGGGTGACGATGGGGAACATTTCTTCGGTCATGTGTGTGCTCCTGGTGGTCGTGTTGAAAATGCCCCGTGTCGCCGGGGCCACGCGATGCGGACGGTCAGTCTTTTGTCAGGCCACCGGCGAGAGCGACGGCGGCGGCGACGAT